CAGGAAGCCCACAAATTCGTATCGACAATCAAGGTACTTCTAGTGGTATTGCTAGCCTTATGTTCCACAGCGGAGGCGCGGGTAATCCGACAAGCATTATTCAGTCTGGCGGGACTGCATCTGGTAATCAGGGGTTTATCTTTAAGCATGGCAATAATGGCTCCGAAGCAGAACGCATGCGCATCGACTCCAGCGGCAACGTGGGTATAGGTACGAGTTCGCCTAGTGGAAAAATCACAATAAGCTCCGATGCTGGGGTAGCTAACCAGTATATAAATTTGGTAAGCACTCAAAGCGGTAGTGCTAGAAGTTATTCTTTAGGAATTAATTCTGGCGATTTTAGATTATTCGATTTAACTGCAAACCTAGAACGCATGCGCATCGACTCAAGCGGTAACGTGCTGGTGGGCAAGACTGCTGCGAGTAGTGCAACTGTAGGGTTCCAAGCAGGACAGGACGGCTTTACTGCAATCACGCGTGCCAGCGCTCAGCCTTTAGTTCTTAACCGCACAACAACTGATGGAATCATTGCAGACTTCCGCAAAGACGGCTCAACCGTAGGTAGTATTGGGACTATTTCGTCAGGCGGCTCTCAATTAGCAATATCCAATGCAAATACAGGATTATGCTTTAGAGATAATCAAAGTGCGATATTGCCCTCTAGCTCCACAACTCTTCGAGACAATGCGCTTGACTTAGGTAACTCCTCTTTTCGCTTTGATGACATCTATGCCACCAACGGCTCAATCCAAACTTCCGACCGTAACGAAAAGCAAGATATTGAAGAACTATCCGAAGCTGAACAACGTATTGCTGTGGCCTGTAAAGGCTTGATGCGTAAGTTCCGCTGGAAGGATGCTGTCGAAGAAAAGGGTGATGACGCCCGTATCCACTTTGGCATCATTGCTCAAGACCTACAAGCTGCCTTTGAAGCAGAGGGCTTAGACGCTGGCAAGTACGCCATGTTTATCTCAACTACATGGTGGGAAGCAGAGCGTGTTATCCCTGCTGTTGAAGCTGTAGAAGCCCAAGACGCTGTATACGAAGAAGTGGTTATCCCTGCTGTGCTAGACGAAGATGGCAATGAAGTTGAGCCAGAACGTACTGAGCAAAGCCTAATTTCTGAGGCTGTAGAAGCCGTTGAAGCTGTAGAAGAACACACTGTAACAGACACATTCGATACTCTTGAAGAAGCCCCAGAAGGTGCTACAGAGCGTACGCGCATGGGTGTTCGCTATACGGAACTACTCGCATTTATTATTGGAGCAATTTAACAATGACCACATTTAAATGGAAAATTAACAACCTTGAACGCAGCACAGCCGATGACTACGTGCTTACTGTTCACTATGGCGTAGACGCTGTAGACGGTGAACACAGCAAAGGCATCACAGCTACCGTTAACTTTACCCCTGAGACTTCTGCTGCATCTATAGACTACGCAGAGTTGACTGAGGAACAGGTGCTGTCGTGGGTCTACTCTCAGGTATCCAAAGAGGACACAGAGGCTATGCTAGCGGCTAAAGTTGAGAAGCTTAAAGCCCCTACAAAAGTCTCTGGTCTGATCTGGGTGGAACGTGCTGAGTTATTCGCACAGCAACTAGCAGCCTACAAGCAAGCCGTAGCCCGACTAGAGCAATACGTGGTAGCTGATGGTCGTGAAGAGCTAACCGAGACGCAAGCCACAGGTGAGCAAGTGTTCAACGAGGACACAATGGAGATGGATGACGTAATGCACGAAGTGATTGTGCAGAGTGCCATTGAAGCCGTTGAGCCTACCGTTGAAGTGACTACTTATAGTGATGACATTGAAGCAGAGCCAACAGTGGAAACTGTGACTAATCCGTTGATTGTTACTGATGAAGCTGAACGAGCAGAGGCGCAAGGTGTGGTTGATGCTACGCCTAATGACGTTAAGGATGACTAAATGCTAATCGAGCTAGCGGCAGCCAATGCGGCCTTTGCTATTATCAAGAAGACGCTCTGTAATGGTAAAGAGTTGCTTGACGCTGGTAAGGCTGTCACCGACTACTTCGGAGCTTCCAGTGCCATTAACAAGGAGGTTGCGTCTAAGGGTAAAACTAACGCACTGGAAGCTTACCAAGCTCAACAGCAGTTAATGCGTCAGGAAGAAGAGCTAAAGCAAATGCTCAACAAACAATCCATGATGGGCTACCACGACTTCTTACAGTTCAAAGCGCAGTTTGCCAGAGATCAGAAAGAAGCAGTTAAGGCTAAGGCACGTAAGAAGTACCAAAGGCAACAGGCTATGGAAGAAGCGTTAACACTGGGCATAAAAGTTATGGCTGGCTTATTGGTAACAATGGCGGCACTTTTTGGTGCAGCTATCTATCTGAGATGATTATGATGGAACAGAGGTTCGACAGGCTGGAAGCTAAGCTAGATAAGTTAGCAGATGCTATGGTTAAACTAGTGGAGATTGACACAAAGATTGACGGTCTCCTTAAACACAATAACACACAGGACAGTAGGCTCAATAAACATTCAGAGACTATTGATAATCACGCTGTTAAACTGGCCACAGTATCTAAAGCGGCTGGAGGCAACGAGTGGTTCATTCGTATTCTCATAGCTGCTTTGGTTACTGGTCTAGCGTTTATGCTGAGGAGTTAATACGATGGGTATACTGAGTACAATATTCGGCAGTGGTGACGTAATCACTAAAGGTTTAGACTTGATTGATGACGCATACACTTCTGATGTAGAGATGCTTGAATCTAAGACTAAAGCTAAGACTGATCTAATGCTGGCCTACGCTCCTTTTAAGATAGCCCAACGCTACTTAGCTTTGATGTTTGGTGGTACTTATATTAGTACTTATATTACTGTGATAGTCATGACCTTCTTGGGTAAAGATGTTACAGGTGTACAAGGTATACTGGCAGAGTTTCAAATAGATTGGATAATGTTATCAATTGTAATGTTCTACTTTGGTGGTGGTCTAGCAGATAGCGTAATGAAGAAAGGTAACAAATGAAAACATATAAAGAAATAGTCAACAACGTGCTGATACGGCTTAGGGAGCGTGAAGTCTCAACCGTCAATGAGAATGGTTACTCAAAGCTCATAGGTCTGTTCGTACATGATGCTAAAGAGATGGTTGAGAATGCTTGGAACTGGTCAGCCCTTCGGGAAACATTGACTGTGAACACACAAGCTGACGTATTCAACTACGTATTAACAGACTCAGGTAATCGTTCAGCAGTTCTTGATGTTGTCAATAACACCAGTAATACTTTCATGCAGTATAAAGACCCTAAGTGGTTTAATAATACCTTCTTGAATAATGATCCTATTGTAGGTAGTCCCAGTTACTACGTCTTCAATGGTATCAACACCGCTGGTGATACACAAGTAGATCTTTACCCTATCCCTGATGGTGCTTATCAGTTATTCTTTAACGTTATTAAACGTAGCCATGACCTTGTGAATGATGATGATAACATCACTGTGCCTTACCTGCCTATACAAGCCTTGGCCTACGCTATGGCTGTAGAGGAGCGCGGTGAAGACGGTGGTATGTCAGCAGCCTCAGCTAAGGTACTGGCCTCTAACTACCTCTCAGATGCTATTGCACTTGATGCTAACAAGCACCCTGAGGAACTTATCTGGGAGGCACCCTAAGGATGGCTAAACAACTACTGGCAGCTTCCATTGCTGCACCTGCATTCTTTGGTTTAAACACCCAAGAGTCTGGTGTAACACTACAGGAGGGCTTTGCCTTACATGCGGACAACTGTGTCATTGACAAGTATGGACGCTTAGGTGCTCGTAAGGGCTGGGTGACGCGTAGTGCTTCTAAGGACACTGTGGCAGACGCTAACGTAGGTGTTGACCTTAAAGGTATCGCTGATTTCAAAGATATAAATGGTGTAAATACCCGCCTATCGTGGAATGACACTACATTCTTCAAAGGGACTTTAGACTTAACCACAATCACGCCAACTACTTCAGATACGATCACCACAGGTAATTGGCAGGCAGCAACACTGAATGATCATCACTTCTTCTACCAAAGGGGTTATGAACCTTTAATCTACACTGCTGAATCAGGCTCTCCAGCGTTTGAGTCCTACAGTAATCATTCTCACGCCACTGCTGGAATGCCTTCAGCTAATACAGTTCTAGCGGCCTATGGTCGCCTATGGGCTGCTGATACGGTAACCAATAAGACTACAGTATGGTTTACTGATGTACTTGACGGTGCTAAGTATCAAACAGGTACGTCAGGCTCTATTGACATCTCAAGTGTACTGACACAAGGCATGGACGAGATTGTAGCACTGGGTGCTCATAACGGTTACTTAATTATCTTCTGTAAGAACAACATTATCATCTATGGTGACAATGACAACTTCCAGTTAGGTATGTCCACTTCAAGCTTAACCTTAGTCGAAGTAATCGAAGGTGTTGGTTGTATTGCCAGAGACTCCGTACAGAACACTGGTGAGGATATCTTATTCCTAAGTAACACTGGTGTACGTTCATTAAACCGTACTGTACAAGAGAAGTCTCAGCCAATGAGAGATATCTCAAAGAACATTAGGGATGACATTATACAAGCTGTAACCTCTGAAGACCTATCATTGGTTAAATCAGTCTACTCCCCTGTCAATGCTTTCTATCTACTAACCTTCCCAAGTACTACACAGACCTTCTGTTTTGATACTAGAACACCTTTACAGGACGGTTCATTCAGGGTAACCATTTGGCCCTCACTGACCCCCTCTGCTTTCCTATCCTCAGGTTCTGATCTATACTTTGCTCAACCCGATGGTATTGCAGAGTACTTTGGTTATCAAGATAACGGTCAGAAGTACGAGATGGCTTACTACAGTAACTACTTTGATCTTGAGATGCCTAACATTAACAAGATAGTGAAGAAGCTTGCAGCAACCACAGTAGGTGCTACAGGTCAAACCTTCACACTTAAGGTAGGTTATGAGTATAGTCCTATTTATTATTCTTATACCTTCACCTTAGAAACTGGTACTGTCTTTGAGTATGGAGTGGCTGAGTACGGCATAGCTGAGTACACAGGCTCAGTACTTATCAATGATCAGAAAG